CGACAATCGCCAACACAGGCTGTCCGCACATACCATTCTCTACTCGGACATCTTTCCAAATAAGAGAGGGGTAAGTCGACGTACAAGCACTATAACTACTACAGCAAGCTACTGAATGTACGCCATCAGTATCCCCGACTCGCCTTATATCTACCGAAACGGTGATGGGAAGAGCTGGAAGATACTGGTGAACAGATCCGACCTTAATAGGGAAATGGTGCTTAAACGCAAAAAACTCAGCTTCTGCGTTTCCTCTCAAATCGGCAAAATTGATAGGAAACCATGTATTTCTAAAAAGGATTTCAAACTTACTATCACGCGGTGTTCCATCTTTCAACAGCACGTAGTGCTTGTTACAAACTACCCACTCTGGAGTGAGAAAGAATATGTACGCATCTATAGGAAGAAATCCAACAAATCTAATCTGGATTTTTTCAAGATTCTTCTTAACTTTTTCAGCTAAATCTATAGGACCAACATTTGAAGTCACTAAGTCAGCTTTCCAAACTCTAGAATCATCTTTGTTCCAAGCTCGTCTCTTTTCAAGAGGAAAACTCATTTCCGACCTCATATTGAGGACTTCCATACTACTAGGTTCAACTTGATCTTTGTATATGGGCTTAGCTAAGGTCTCCGTATCTGTCAACTTTCGATAAACAGCGTAAGCCGTTCCCAAGCCTGCAGCAATTTTGATGTAATTGGCGTACTTGTAGTACCAGTCGTAAAGCTTTAAAAAAGTTCTTTTAGCTTTGAACATATACCACAATCTCAGCCGATGTGGGGCATCTTCGCAATAATCACGGACTCTATCTGTAAGATAATCCGATCGTGCAAAAATATTAGAAACCCATCGCTCATTCGACAACATCACTCCAGAAATACCCCAATTCACACAAGAATTGATACCATCTCTATTGATAAACATCGCCATAGCGCACACCATCATCCACATGAAATTCGTAGCTGTTACAATATCAGCATTCAAATAAGATTCTCTTTCATTGTAATGAGAAAATCCTTCCGCAGATGTATCTACATAAACTACTTCATCGAAGTATTTATCACACATCGTCGAAAGCTTCTTGAAAGCCGTTCCAGTAACTGTTGCAAACTCAATAGGAATCGAATCTCTATTTGGTCTACCCCTATGCATCAATACGGGCATACCACATGAACATTTCTTAGATCCTTCTTGAAAGGAATCATAAATCTTCTGATTGGTAGCATCGTGATCTTTACATTTCTGTTCGACATACGACATAAATTGAGGTAAGTTCATCTTCAATTTTCCTTTACGGAAAGTAATAAAATGATCTTTACACTCAACTTCTAGAACCTCAAAGCTCCACAAGTCGTTTCTCTTTTCTGTTGACAACTTACACATTTCTTCGTAAGTCAATTCTTCGTTTCCTTCTTTAACTTTAACGTCAACAATTATTCCATCTTTCAATCGCCTCTGCAATTTCTCCGTCTCGCCAGGACACCTAAAGCTGTAATGGTTAGAAGACATCAAGAAATACTTGATATCGTTAAGAATCTTACCCTTATCTTCCACAGCCGCAGCTCGAAAGTATAAAGGATATATATCAAAAACCATTTGCAGTACAATATCTAACGGAAGGATATCCATTTTCGGAAACTCTGTATAGAGTGCCGGAATATCATTCGCTAATAGAAATCTGCTCTTCGTATTTGCTCCCGTGGACGTAGGGTATTTATCGTTAATATTGAAACTGGTAACATCTCCTGGAAATCTTTTCCAAGTGTTCAACGCATTCAAAAAATCAACAAGAACTCCCATAAACGTTGTCTTACCGGTCCCAGGGGGACCATTGAGCAAAATTGGCAAAGGAGGCCTACGTGTCGCTTGATCCAAAAGAAATTTGTGCTTCTTATCAACAAAATCTCTCAACTTTTCAGTCAACTTCTGTACCTCAACGGTATTTGTCAAATAAGTTCGAGAGTGTATCAAAGACTGACATTGTCCAATATCGGCTAACACGTCTTCTATGGGTTTATCGGAATCGCTTTCGCGCAACAAAGCATTAGCTTCCATAATAAAACGAGCATCTCTAGGCATCTCAAAAAATGCACTATAATCTCCGGTTTCCACTATGCGCGTGATACCTTTAAATACACCATATAGGCCCTGTGTGACAGTAGTCAACAAATCACCTTTTAGTGAAAAATCTTCCAAAGTCATACCACCTGTCATCCGTCTAATTGGTTCCCAAGTTTCAAAGTATTGACTACTGAATAATACAATAGTTAACGCTACCATCTTGGCAAATGTAGGAGATTTCGAAATACTCTTTGGAATCCAAGAAAAAAGCCACGTATGTCTTCCTTCTTCCCAATTCAAAAGAACGGTACCATCTTCTTCCTCGAAATATGCTTCACGCATAACGGTAACCGCTTCTTCAGTCGAGCCTACACCCAGAAGGGACTGCAAGTTATTGGTAATCCTGACACTCCTCATGCCAAGAGACAATCCTAAACCTACAATATCTCCTTTACTAATCTTCCTTATGACGTCTACATAATAGGAC